CCTGTTATTCTTACTTCACAAATATTTGAGATGTTAGCGTTTTCATATCCAAAGTAAATGTCATCAGAACGAATATCATCAGTAGATGATATCTCAAAATCAATTCCAGAGCAACCTAAAAATTGGTTAATTGTTTTTTCTGTATAAGAAATAGTATTTCTTCCAGAAATAATAACACCCGACTCCGAAAATCCAACTGTGGAATCAACAGTGATAACAGAAGAACCTACAGAAACATCTCCAATTACTTTTGTCTTTGGTGTTACTACAAAAGTTCCTTGAATTGAGTCGGTATCACTATATCCTAAAAACAAATCTAACCTATAAAAAGTATCTACTCCTCTTGTTACAATCTCTACATTTGAAATAGATGCTTTAGTTTCTAAATCAGTCTTTTTATATAGAGTTTGTCCTATTAGTTTAGAAGGATCGCCACTAATTGCCTCACATATAACAATTTCTCTTCTTAAGTACTGAGCTGAAGATGGACGTAAAAGTAAACCATCTAGATTAATTATTTTTGGAGTTTCTCCAAAAAGAACATTAAAAAGAATTCTAAAAGACTCTTCAGTTCCTTTTGCTTGATAGAAAGTTCTCGCCTCTTTTATAAAGTTACTAACATCCAGATTATCAGTAAAATCTACATTTTCTAGTCCTGGAGTTAAACTTGTTTTTAATTTTTGATAAAACTCTTTTAAGAAACAAATACTTAAATTTGTAACTTTAGATTGAGAACTATGACTGTCCGCTGAAGAAGTTGAAAAAACTAATTCTTCTTTGTCTAAAGAAGAAGTACAACTGGTTATACCAGAAAATCCACGAATACATCCAACAAAACTATTGACTGTTATCTCCGAATACGTGATAATCTCACTATCAATTTGGAGTAATCCATTTTTTGGAGGAAATCCTTTTGTACTCTCTACAAATATTTCAGTATCACTTACTGACACATCAGAAGTCAATGTCGTATATCCAGACATTGCTTCTGGAGTTAAATTATCTAATTTTAGATATAGATCTAAATTTTCTGCAATATCAGCAGGTCCACCAGGAAAATCCTGAGAAAGATAATACTGCTTGAAAAAATCAACAGTTTTTGGACTTTCTGTAAGTAAAAACTCTGGAAGTTGACTTTCAATTATTTGACCAACTTTAACTCTCGCATCAAACCCAGTTGTAATCATATATTATCTCCTCGTTAATTCTCCGTTTGAATAGCTTGATGTGACCTTAAATCCAACCCCCGATATCTGTTCACCTGAAGATATTGTGTCTCTAACGATATTTATCTTACTATTTGAGACATCTAACGCCAGATATAGGTCCTTCAATCCAACAACGTCATTGGATTCTGGATATGCTTGTACTTCGATAACATTGTTATTCTTAACTGTTGATGTAATCTGAACAGGACCTAAGAATATTTCACCTGTTAGGTAATCAACAGATCCTACATTATTATTAACTACTCTATAATTTGTAGATCCTTCATCTAGAGTGACAATAGAAATAATACCAGAAGTTAAATCCGAATTTGGTATATCGGTAAAATAGCAGATGTTAGATTCACCAAAAATATTAAATCCTGTACTTTTAACATTTAATCCAGATGGATTAACGTGGAATTGATTTCCAAAACATAATTCATATTGTGCAAATCTATTAAGTTGTGCGTTTATATTTCTTCTAATAATGACCTTTGTAATATTAGAAGTTATAGCAGCATCTGAGTTATCAATTAACTGTAGTATTTTACTATATTTAAATCTTCCGCCAAATTTGTTCATATCAACAGATTTGGAATAAGAATTAATTACATTATAAACTGTGGACTTCAGATTTTCTATATTTGTTATCTGAGAAGAATTGTAATAAACATTAGTATCAAGCTCAACGTAAAGAATCTTAAGATCGATAAGTTCTTGTTTGATACCAACTAAAGAATAATTTTTAAGTTTACTTAGAATAAGTTGTTTATCAAAGTCAGAAACAAAATCACCATTTTTAGGTTTAATACTAATTAAAACTTTACCAAATTGTGGTGGATTTAACTCTTCACCACCAACAACAGATACAGATTCTGTATTTGGATATATTGATTGTATAATTGACTCATAATCCCTACCTGTAACCGCCCTGTACTGCGATGAATACAATCTAGGTGCAAAATACTTCACAGAATCAATAGACTCAATCTCACCGCCACCTTGAGCATTTCTAACAGTTGTAACTGAAATACTACCAGTGGGAATAACTAGTTCACTAACAGATCCACGAACGGTCCCTGCATAATCAAATACACCTGGACCATTACCACTATCACCATCAGTGATTATATAAGTGACTGTGATAACTGAACCATTCTCAAGTTTCTTACCAAAAATTCCATCACCAAATAGAAGTTCATATTTTTCGTCTTTGATTTCTTGCAGAAGATAAGTCTCAGAAGTTGCCTTAACATTTAGTATATTACTTACTTGTGCGTATTCTTTACCTTCTCCACTATCTGCAGCACCTTTAACTTTTACTATAATTGTTGAGGTATCGATAAATGAGTTATCAAGGAAAAATCTTTGGTCTAGAGAACCATTTACTACAAATTGCTTTTTAAGAAATGTTCCTTGACAAATCTCAATAGGAGCACTTACCGTTCCAAATTGAGCGGCGCCGTTAATAATCGGTGCAGTAATTGGTTCGGGAATCGAAAAAACATAAGAACTATCGTTTACATTTCCAACACAAACCAATCCTGCATCTAATGTTAGTGTTGGTGATGTTGATGATGTTGGAACAGTAAAGTAAACTTCTGCTCTTGCTGCTGTTCTTGATCGTGGAACATAACCAATATTCCTAGCAAGAGATACTACATTTTCTCTTACAGTCGCTGAGTCTAAAAATGCCTCATTTGCCACCATATTGGTGTTAAAGGCAGTGATGTAAGTGTTGTATGCTAAAGTGTCAATTAAAACCGAAAAGTTAGATCCCTCAAAGTCAAAATCCGTGAAGTTAGAATTTGCACGGAGATAATCTTTGATAGAGGTTTTAATTTGATCAAAATCTAGATTTGTGAATTTTGTAAAAGGCATTTTACCTAGTTGCCTCTAATATGAACGTAAATTGTTGCGCTGGAGTTTCTTGACCAAGAATATCAAAGGAAATATCAACTTCAAACGTATTTAAGTCTGGTTGTGGATCAACTTCAACGACTAAATTAGTAATTCTAGGCTCAAAGTTTTTAATTGATGTAATAATTTGCTCTCGAACTACTGCTGCCGTACCATAATCAACAAATTCGAATAAACTTTGTGTAATCTCAGAACCAAGGGCAGAGTTAAAAACTCTTTCGGTAGGAACTGTTTGCACTAAATTTCTGACAGAACGAAGAATTGCACGCTCATTGGTTAAAGCAGGCAGATCTTTAGTAACAGGATGGGGTTCAAAAGATAAACTAATATCTTTAAACCCCCTTGATACCCTCTGTACAGGCATTTATTATGTAGAAATTTCTAAAGTTATTTATGCCTACTTCCAGGAAGAACCGTATGTTGGTTCAGTCCCATATTCCCAATCATCGTAATCTTCATCATTACGAATTTGCTCATGAATTTTAGTTTGTTCAGTTAAATTATGCTTTTTAGCAGGAATCTCATCGTGCATAATTTCTTGTATCACTTGTTTTTTATAATTCTCAGGTAACATACTATAGTCGGTTATGAGTTTATCCGTACCCCACATTTGGTACATATATTCACGATCTCTATCAGGATTGGGGTTAGTTGCCATCTGTTTTCTCCAAAAAGGTTAAACAGAACTTTTAGAGGGGTTGCTATCCCTTGGCGCAACTTATCTGTATATTTCCCTTATATTATAGTTAGTTGAATTTAAATGTTTAAGCATCTCGATGGCGATTAAACGTGGATTTCCTTCTCCGCACGTGTAAACATCGATTGCAATGCATCCATTTTCTGGCCAAGTATGACAGGAAACGTGACTTTCTGCAAGTGCAATGACAACCGTACACCCTTGTGGTATAAAGCAGTGTGAAAATACATTGAGAACGGTCATCTTTGCGCGTTCTATGCCCTGAAGCATTATTTTTTGAAGCGCTTCTACATCATTAATCGCTTCAAAGTCAACATCATACACCTCTAGAAGCAGGTGCTTACCCATCGAAAACTTTTCCAAGGCACAAATGCACAAAAAATCTATTTATTTCTTATTTTTTGGACTATTTTATAGTCCTTTTCGAGTATTTTTTTCAGATACTCATCGTCCCATAAGTCATAATACTCTGTTTTTGCTAAAATTTTCCTCATTTTAGTCAAAAATTCGGTATCTTGATACAAAACTAAGTTGTACAACCCATTATTTGTTTGAACACCATTAATAAAACTGGGTTCATCCCGAAAATCATCAAAAAATTTGTATTTTGGGTATTTTTCGTTGAGTTCTTCGATCTTTTGATAACCATAATCAATATCAAGATCATCCTCAACCACAAAAATAACGACACCAAACTCTTCATTGAGAGGTTTGATGTCGTTTATTGGGGATTTGACTATTTTATAGGTATTTGCCTTTGCAAAAGGGCATATAGAAAAACCTTTTAGGTCTGGATGTGAATGTTTAACTCTCTCTATCCATTCCTCAAGGTCTTTCATTCATCCCTTACCCTGTCCTCTGTATTTTTTACGTGCTCCATTACGAGACGAAGCGGCGTATTTGGTTCCCATTCCATCTCCCTGACGAGACTTTTTCGGTTTACCAGGGATATAACCGCTCTTATTCAGACCAACTTTAGATTTTACAGCCATAATCAATAGTTCCTCAGTATTTCAGTACGAATTGTTTTGGGATTTGGAGAACCCGTCTCATAAAACTCAATCGACAGATCCTCCATAATTGAAAAATATTCTTCTGCTGTAAGATGAGAGAATTTTCTCTCATTACCCACATAGATGTGATATCTTTCTTCTGTTTCCATATGAATCAGATAACGCGAGTCTTTTCGTGACCAACGCGAATGCGAGGATCACACCAAATCTCAAATCCTGCTTCTTTGGCATCAAGACAGAATGAAACGTCTTCACCACACATATCTTGAACATCACCTGACTCAAAGACTTGCATCTTTGGAGCAAACCAAGGATACTTAACCTCAGCGTGTTCGAAGACACCATATTTGATTAGAAGCCATCCAAAACCAGTGTAGTCTACAGTAAATGGTTTACGACGCTTAGAGATGCTTTCGAGAGTTTCGTGATTCATCACTCCACCATTATTACGGAAGTCATCTTCTTCCAACCAATGTGCAACAGATGTAGTACGACCATCTTCGGTGCAATACCAACCTGCAGCGATATCTTTATCCATCAAAACCAATTGCCAGAAACTATTGGAGTTAAACACAATATCACTATCAATCCAGAGTTGATAATCATATTTCAGTTTTCCATCCCAGGGAACTTGATCAGGTCCACGAAGAACATTTGCACCTAGACACTTGCAACGTGCAAAGTTTACCATCGAACTGTAGTCTTGAGAGATCTGGATACTTGCACCTGCTTGCACCAGATCAAAACAAAGTTGTACGAAATTTTTTAAGTAAGTGTATGAAACTCCGCGACCTGGCAAGCAGAAAACGATACTTTTACCTCTTACCATTTCTTTGGCAAGATCGTAATCGAATTCTTCGGTGCTCGAATTGCTTTTGGCGACGACTGGAGTTTTTGCTTTAACAGTAAATCCTTTAGCCATAATTGATTGTAATTACATTTCAGATCATAACATATTATATAGAGGAACGTCAAGATCCTTTGTTTTCACTCAGAACAACTTCATCGCCCTCGACATTAAACTTAATCTCAGTATCTTCGTACCAAGATAATTCATTAGCGATCCACTCAGGTATTACAACATAATACTCACCTGTGATTGGATCAACACTGATGGTTTCTATATTATCATCGAAATTTTTTTTCATCCGCCCTTAATATTATTTTATTTTTCGGTATTATATAGCGACCTTGTGTGTATTTTTTATTACCGAAAAAATTTTCAAGTGCCTTGTGTATTTTTAGCTCGCTTTGGTAACACTTTATAGATTAGGGTAGTTAGCGTTTTTTAAAAACGCGGCGCGGCGCCGCGACCCCCCGCGAACGGGGGGCACTGCGGATCACGAACGCACGGGGGCGGGGGTCACCCCCACTGCGGCAGGCGATCGACCGCTTCCTGCTGGTAACGGTCGGCGTGGCACCCTGCCCACCACCAACCCTCAGCGGTGGTGATCTGTCCAGCGTAGCGGGTCTGAGGTGCGTCGTCAGTCTTGCGAGCGACCCACATGGTTTCGCGGGTCTGGAGGTCGCTGCACTGAGAGAAGATTGCCATCGGAGGGGTGGGGTGTGAACTGAGAGAATTGTAGCACGAAGGGGGACGAAGGATCAGTCCTTACCCTGAACCCACTCCCATTTGATGATCTGGATCTTAGCGGGTTTGGCACGGCGCTGGTCGTGCCCACGCTGCATCGCAACGGCGAACTCCTGATCCTCACCGTAGGGACCGATGAAGTCCACGTGGGAGACCTTCCCGAAGAAGTCCCCGTAGGTGCGCTTGATGTAGAAGTCGGTGGTCGTGGTCATGTCGTTTCGTTTGATCTGAAAGAATTATAGGGGGTCGGTGGGGGGAGAGGGGGGCATCGGTGGACACCCCCTCAGGTGTCACTCTTCAGGACCGAAGGCGCACTCCAGGGAGTAGGACTCCAGGTCGGCATCGTCATCATAGGCGCCGCACTCCAGGTCTTCGCTCATGTAAGCAGGGAGGGCGTCGCGCTTCACCAGTTCGGCATAGCAGGCATCGTACTGGGCGTCATCGTGCCAGACGTTGGCGTCGTCAAGCAGTTTGACGATCTCATCGTTGGAGAGGGTGGCGAAGGTCATCATCGGTTGGTTGTCTGAACTGAGAGAAGTCTACAGGGTCAGCGGCGGATCAGGTCGCCTGCAGTGTACAGTGCCTCTGCTGTCACAAGGCGCACGGGGCGGATCGGTTCCCAGAGCAACCACAGCAGGGTGCCAGCGATCAGGAGGCGGAGCATGGTAGCACGGTGGAAGTCAGCGGAGCGGGAACGGGTCAGGGCGCGAATCATACCAGGCGGCGACCGTAACGGCGGATCTCACCAGCGGAGAGGGTGACACCGATGCGGGGGTCCTTTGCCTTGCCGTTGCGCTTGCTGGCGTATTGCTTCTGTGCCTTCGGCAGGAGCAGGGAGAGCACCGTATCAGAATCCAGGACCCACACCTCAGCGACCTGGGCGCCTTCGTAGCGGGCATAATAGTGGCGGGCATAGGCGCCGATTTTGTGGTCGATCAGGTATGCTTCCTGATCCTCCCAGGTCGGTTGCACACTGATGCCATTGTAGGTTGCGCTGATCTGAGCGCCGATGGTGGACTTGTATTCTACAGGGGTCCCGTCCGCTTCGTAGGCGTCAGCGCCGCTGTAGGTATCAGCGACCGTGTGCCCCAGGAGGCAGGCAAGGTGGATCTCACGGGAGCGGGCATAGGACATGGGGTCGCCAGCGTTCAGGGCGTCCGCTGCTTCGTAGAGGGCAGCGAAGGCGTCCAGGTATTGCTGCTGAGCGGTGGTGATGGTAGCGGCGGTCATTTCAGGATCCAGTTGGTGATACCAGCGAAGTTGGGCGGCGGGCATCGCTTGAGAGAATTATAGAGGGTGGGGAGGATCAGTGGCGGTCGCTGATGTGCCAGGTTGCCCACTGTCCTGCGGGTGCCCGACCTGAGCGGATCGCTTCGCGGCGGACTTCCTCCTGCTGCAGGCGCTCCAGGTAGGATGCCATCGCCGCTTGGCAGGCAGGATCAGCGGCGGCGGTGGCGTTGATCAGGAAGGGACCTTGGCGGATCATCGGGTCGATTGTGGTTGAGAGTATTGTAGCAGGTCAGCGGTCGTTCAGGTAGTCGTTCAGACCCCGTTGCAGACCCTCCAGGAAGGCGGCGCCGATACCCTGCCAGAACTCAGGATCTTTCACACAGGAACCGAAGGCGTCGATCCAATCCTGAGCGGTAGCATTGGCGATTGCCTCCCGCTCCAGGGGGGTCAGGTCATCCAGGAACTGTTGCAGGTCGGCGGCGTTGCGGTTCATCGGTCTTTGTCTGAACTGAGATCAGTATAGAGGCAAAAGGGAGGGGGTGTGCCCCTCCGTTGTGCCACTATCAGAATTGGATCGGATCGGCGGTCGGTTCGGCGTCACCCTCCTGGGCGATGCGCTGTCCGTCTTCAAGTCCCTCCAGGATGCTCAGGATCTGGGAACCGTTGCGGCCCTGGCGGAGCAGGGAGATGGCAAGGTCAAGGGTCATGGGTGTGCTAGGATAGTTGGTTGGTTTGCTGGGAGTCTTTAAGGGCGCTCCCGTTCCCATTGGTTCAGGGTGCCAGGTGAGCGGGCGACCCACAGGAGCGGTAGAAGGCGACCATGCGCTCCGCTTCGTCAAGGGTGCGGAAGAACTGGGAGCGCCACTCACACTCATTGTAGGGGACGCGGTAGCGGACTTCGTAGCGAGTGCTCATCGGTTCAGGTGATGGGGTGGAGGGGGCGTTGCTGCCCCCTGTATTGTAGCAGATCAGGCGGCGACCAGCAGATCCTCCTCCCAGCGGTAGAAGGTCAGAATCTCATCGTAGGCGGTGTCGATGGCGCGGCAGGCATCTGCCTTCAGGATTGCCGCTTTGCACTGGGCAGCGATCTCTTCAATGCTGCAGGCGCGGTCGGTGGCGGGGTTGTAACGCATTGGGGTTCGTTTGGTGAACTGAGAGAATTGTAGGGCAGTCTTTGGGGCGCTGCCGTTCCCAGTGTGCCAGTTGCTCAGGCGGTTGCCAGAGCGGACTTCATGCAGACCTCCCGCACTTCCAGCAGGGTGTAGTCTACACCGAACTGCTTCTGCAGTTCCAGTTCATAATCCTCAGCGGTGGAGCGGCAATCAAACAGACGCAGGGAGTCAAAGGATTGCCCTTCGTAGTCGGTTCCAGCGATGACGGCGTAGACTTTCATCGGGTTTCCTTGTGAACTGAGAGTATTGTAGGGGGTCAGGGGGTCGGGTGTGACCCCCAGTGTGCCAGTGCCTCAATCGGCATAGAGGGAGATGAAGTCCTCCACAAACTCCCGCGCCTCATCGCCGCTCATGCGGGAGATCATCTCACGGGCGACGGTCTCCCAGGAGAAGTCGTCTGCCAGGTCAAAGATGGCGCACCGTGCCTCAGAGGCGGAGAGTTCGGAGGCGGTGATCTGAGCGTAGGTCATGGTCGGTTCGTTTGATCTGAGAGTATTGTAAGGGGTGGCGCCCCTCAGAACGCCACCAGTTGGTCCAGATCCCATTGTGGCACAAGCGCCACCTTAGCGTAGGTGCTGGCGTTGTTGTTCAACCAGCGGTTAACGTGCTTGGTCGTGGTGACGCTATGGGTCTTTTCAGTCCGCATCCACCCCTTACCAGGCACCAAGGCGGCGACGGGGGTGGCGTAGGAGAACAGGACCTCAGTCCCGTCTGCCAGGGAGACTTGGGTTTGGTTGGAGCCGATGGGAGTGACCTTCATGGAGGTGTGCCTCTGAACTGAAAGTATTATAGGGGGTCAGATGGTGATCGTGGACGCTTGGGGTGCCACTTGCTGAGGTGTCACAAGGTGGATGGTCCAGGCGCCTGCCACAATGCTCACCATAGCGAAGCACATGGCAGCGATGGCAGTCTGAAAGGAACGATCGGTCATCGGGTGAAATGCTTTGGGGTGGGGTGCTGATCTCCCCTACAGCAAGTGAAGGATCTTACCACAGGACCTGACCCGCTGTCGGGTGGTTTCGCTGGGAGGGTTCGCTTCTGAAAGTATTATAGGGGGTCAGGGTGCCAGGTCTACGGGGTCTGTGCCACCTTACGAAGTGGCACACGGGCGGCCGCTTCGCTCCCCCTGGGGGTTTATACTAAGGTCACAAGCGAAGGAGGGGCGGGGTAGCCCTAATGACGAAAATGATCGCCACTGAACCTACTTACTAATAATTTTATAATCTTTGTGCCACCACCCTTTGTTATAACTTCTCAACAAACAACTACGATCCAAATTATTATCTCTGCAGAATTGACTGATGTTTGTTATAACAAATGTCTTACCACTTTTGGATTGTATGGTATAAGTTTTTACAGAATCTTTTACCGCTTTGTATGAATTATCTTTGTTAGATAACCACTGCAAGTTATCAATCCGATTGTCAAGTTTGTCCCCATTGATGTGATCTACTGTCGGATCTTTCATACCTATAGGTGGATCTCCCCCATAGGTTAGCATCATCAATCGGTGGATTCTGTGACATTCTATTTTACCTTCTGAGTTCATCATCCCAACTCTCAAGTATCCAAACCGATCAATAGATTGTTTTAGTTTTTTCTCTCTTTTACAACGCCTTGAAATAATCTCAGCATTTTCTGTGATGTAATAATCTGGGAGGTTTTTTAGTTGTTTCATAATACGCCACGCACCTATACTTATTTATAAAAAAGTATAAAAAAAGGGGGGCGACTTAGCGCCCGTTGGTATAGTCTCCGATGATAATGCCCGTCTCATTGTGGCGAACCTGGCAGTAACCGTACTCTTCAGAGAGGGAGAGGCACAGATCCCAGGCACGGTCCTCATCGGTGGTCGTGTTCTCCCAGGGGGCGGAAGGGCAGATCACGTCGTAGCGCATTTGGTCTTTGTCTGAACTGGAATCATTATAGGGGGTGGAGAGGGGGCATTGCTGCCCCCGATGTGCCACTACACGAACTGACACACAGGCAGCGCCACTTCGGTCATGAGCACGCTCTCCTGACGGAAGGCGGTTTTGAATGCCTCAGCGATCGCTGCCACGCTGTCGCTGTCGTCGGTGATAAAGGTCAGGATGGTCACCTGCTCTTGCTCACCTTTCCAGAATCCCACGCCTTCGGTGACGGTGAACCCATCGAAGCGGGGGCAGACCTGCTCACGAATGAAGCGGGTCATCATCGCCTTGGTCACTTGCCCAGCGTCGGGGATGTTGCGACCGAGGAAGAGTTGGAATTGCACGGGGGTTTCCCTGAACTGATGTCAGTATGGCAGGGGGGCAGCACGAACACAACCCCCCTTGTGCCAGTTCCTCAACCGTCACACGGCATCAGGTCCGTTGCTCAGTTCGATACCATTATCCTCAAACCATTCGTCACCATAACATTCACGAATCTCACTAATCAATTCTTCTTCACTATAACCACAATACGATTCGACAAGTGTATCAAAGACGAATTGTTCCATCGTCTTCATGTCCATCGAATCCATCACGAATTCAGCATACTTATCAACAAGTCCGCTGAGATCGTTGGTCCAGGTGTAAGCGTTGTTGGTCATTTGAGGAGTGCGGTGAAGTTGTCACAAACGATGTTGCAAAGAGCATCCAGAACATCATCGTTCAGGAAGATTTGCTCATCATCAATCAGACTAGCATAGGAGAGAATGTCCTCCTGGATCTGTTCACGAACTGAAATAATGTCAGTTTCAGTCATTTGATGTTGAGATAAGGTTCACGAAGATCCTCAACGAAAGACAATGCTTGCTCAAGTTCAGGATTTGTTTCATCAATCAGATTGATTGCTTCCTGAAGTGCAAAGTGAATGTATTCCAGTTTTTCGTAATCAGTCATTCTGCAATCACCTTCAGATCACGAAGTTCGTTTTCAATGCAGTTGAAGACTTCCTCATAGAGGTAATCATAATCGTCTTCCACATTGTTGAGAACTTGTGCTGCAATTTCACGGGATTGTGTCACTTGTTCTCCATCTTCATCCATCACGAATACATCAGGATTGGTGAAGATAAATGCAGCAACAGGAGCATCTGCACCCTGTTCGGCAATCATACGCTCGACAGATTCTTTGAGTTGTTGAAGTGTTCGTGCCATGAATTTGGTGGTGAACGAATGTAATGTAACAGGGGCAGAGCACGAACGCAATGCCCCTTGTGCCAGTTCGTCAGGTGTCCTCTAGAATCTCAAACTTAGAATCAACACATTCCCAATAGCGACACAAATCGTAGTCGGGTTCGTTGATCCATTCCTCTGCTTCTTCTTTGGTGTCGAAGACAACAGTGGTGACGTTAGTTTCAGTAATGTGAACAGCGTAAGACATCAGTCGTTGGTGGGGTGGTTGACAATTTGGTCTTCAATTTGATTCGCAAGTTCTTCCATCCACTCACGAACTTCATCGTCTTCGTATTGTGCATTGTCGCGCACAATACGCATCAGGAACTCAATTTGCTCATCATCGAAATGATACTCTTTGAGAACTTCAGTCATTTCCGCAGAGGAGAATTGTAGTAACGAGTGAAGCATAGCACCAGGATGATGCCAGTGGAGATGACACCGACCAGTCCGAG